ACTGCCAGTGGATTGAGGAAAACTGCCACATCCCCGAGGGGCGCGACGTTGGGAAGCCGGTAAAGCTCCGGCCCTGGCAGCGAAAAGAAATCCTGAAGATTTACGATAACCCCGCTGGTACGCGGCGCGCGATCGTTTCCTTCGGACGCAAGAACGGAAAAACTTGCCTCGCAGCATTCCTGTTGCTGCTGCACTTGTGCGGGCGGGAAGCGCGGGCGAACTCGCAGCTTTATTCTGCGGCGCAATCGCGGGATCAGGCGTCGATCCTGTTCGCGCTCGCGGCCAAGATGGTTCGGATGTCACCGAACCTGTCGCACTACGTTTCGATCCGAGAGACGGCCAAACAGATACTCTGTGCCGGGCTGGGCACCATTTACCGTGCGTTGTCTGCGGACGCGACGACAGCCTATGGGCTCAGTCCGGTGTTCATCGTTCACGACGAACTCGGCCAGGTTAAGGGGCCGAAGTCCGAACTGTACGAAGCTCTGGAAACGGCCACCGCGGCACAGGAAGAGCCGCTGTCGATCATCATTTCGACGCAGGCGCCGACTGACGCTGACCTGCTCTCGACGCTGATCGACGACGCGCTTGAGGGGCACGATCCGCGCACGGTTGTCAGTCTGTATTCGGCACCGGACGACATAGCGGACGCCTTCAGTGAGGAAGCGATCCGTGCGGCTAATCCCGCGTTCGGTGATTTTCAGAACGCTGACGAAGTTCTCGCCATGGCGGCAGATGCCAAGCGCATGCCATCGCGCGAGCCCGACTACCGAAACCTGATCCTGAACCAGCGCGTCGAGGTCAACGCGCCGTTCATTTCGAAAGCCCTTTGGGACACCTGCAACAAGACGGTGAAGGATTTTGGGACCGCTCCCGTATGGGGCGCGCTCGACCTGTCGGAAGTGAACGATCTCACGGCGCTTCTGTTGGGTTCCGAGTTCGACGGCATATGGAACGTCAGTCCGACGTTCTGGTTGCCTGAAGAGGGGTTGGCCGAACGGTCGCGCAACGACCGCGTGCCCTACGATGTCTGGGCCAAGGACAAACTGATCGAACTCGTACCGGGGAAAAGCGTCAACTACGAATTCGTCGCCAGCAATCTGAGGAAAAAGTTCAACGAACTGAACATCCAGAAGATCGCGTTCGATCGGTGGAACTGGCGGCACTTCAAGCCTTGGCTTTTGAAAGTCGGTTTCACCGAAGAGCAACTGGCCGCGCACTTCATCGAGTTCGGTCAAGGCTTTCAAAGCATGAGCCCGGCGCTTCGGGACACCGAGAGCGTGATCCTGAACGGGAAGCTGGCGCACGGCGGCCACCCGGTTCTGACGATGTGCGCCGCGAATGCGGTCGTGCAGCGCGACCCGGCAGGCAATCGCAAACTGAACAAGGCCAAGAGCCGGGGCCGCATCGACGGAATGGTCTGCCTCGTCATGCTGATGGGCGCGGTGCCCGACGAGGTAGAGGCTGCGTGCAGTGTCGCCGCCATGATCGCCTAGTCGCGTGGAGAAAAAAATGACGATGATCCGCAGAACCTCGGTCACGGACGGCGAGGGCATGGACTTCGTACTTTCGGACGGAAGCCTCGACCGTCACGGCACGCGCATCAACCCCCAAGGCTGGGTGCTGGAGAGTTTTCGGAAGAACCCGATTGCGCTCTTCGGCCATCAAAGCTCGTTCCCCATCGGAACGTGGGCAGATATTCGGATTGAGAAGGGCGAGCTGCGCGCGCGCCTCGAACCGGCAGAGCCCGGTACAAGCGCCCGTGTCGACGAAATCGTAAGCCTGATCCGGCAGCGCATCCTTCGCGCAACGTCGGTCGGGTTTGATCCTCTCAAGGAAGGCAAACCGGGCAAGAGCAGCTTCGACTTCGAAGAGCAGGAGCTTCTTGAAGCGTCTGTCGTCTCGGTTCCCTCAAACAAGAATTCGCTCGCGTTGGCGCGGGCGCTCCATATCTCCGACGAAACCCTATCCATTGCCTTTGGCGAGCATGCCGACACGGGGCGAGTGGATGCGGGTTCGTCTCTCAACGGCGGGCACGCCGACTTGAAGACTGCGGCACAGATGCGAGCCCGAGTGGCCGCCTTGCCGCGACCCAAGGAAAAGAAAATGACCGTGCGTAGTCTTTCCCAGCGCATCGAGGATGCGCAGAGCGATCTCGTCGCCAAGCGCGACAAGCTCGTCGAACTGAACGGCGCCGACGATCTCGATCTCGACGCCATCGATGAAATGAACGGGCAGCTTGAGGTTTGCGAGCGTACCGTCGCAACCCTCAAGACTTCCGAGCAGCGCATCGGCATCAATGCCGGTCAGCAGCAGGCCGTTACGGGCTCTCCCGGCATCGCCCGCCTCCCGCTTGGCTCGCGGCGCGAGGTCAACGGCATGGACCTGTTGGTCAAGTCGATCGTCGCGCGCGGCGTCTCTCACTTCGGCCGCAAGCCCATCGACCAGGTCTTGGAAGAGCGTTACCCCGGCCATGACGCGGTCGCGGTTTTCACCCGCGCGGACCAGACCATCGGCACGACCACCGTGGCGGGCTGGGCGCTGGAGCTGGTGCAGACGGTCAATCAGGGCTTCCTCGATGCCCTGATGCCGGTGTCGATCTATCCGTCGCTCCGGGCCAAGGGCACCGGCGTGAGCTTCGACGGCATCGGGACCGTGTCCCTGCCTAGCCGCACTGCTGGCGGCGCTGGCGGCGGCTTTACCGCAGAGGGCGCCCCGATCCGCGTCGGCCGGATCACCACTGCCGCAATCACAATGACGCCCAAGAAGCTCGGTGTAATCGTGGCGTTCTCGCGCGAGCTGGCCAAGCGCAGCACGCCGGCGATCGAGGGGCTGGTGCGCCAGGCCATCATCGAGGATACCGCCGTTATCCTGGACGCGGCGCTCATCGATGCCGTGGCGGTAAGCACCGCGCGCCCGGCTGGTCTGCTCAACGGCGTCGCGTCGCTCGGCGGCGGCTTCGGCGGCGGCGACTATCTGGCCGTCCTTGAGGACTTCAAGGCACTGCTGGCTCCGTTCTTCACCGCCAACGCAGCCGACAACCTGGTTGTGCTCATGAACCCGGCGCAGGGGCTCGCGCTTGCCATGATGCCCGGTCCCGACGGCGTGATCGGCAGCTTCATGGGGGCGATCCGCGAACGGGTGACGTTCCTGGAATCGACGACCATCCCGGCGGGCCGACTGATCGCGTTGCGCGCATCGGACTTCGCGACCGCGACGGGCGACACCCCGGACTTTGACGTCTCAGAAAGCGCCACAATTCACATGGAGGATGCCGTTCCTTTGGAGATCGTGAGCGGTACACCGACCGTGGCCGATCCGGTGCGCTCGCTTTGGCAGACAAACAGCATCGGCGTGAGAATGATCCAGGATATTTCCTGGATGATGCGCCGCAGCGGCATGGTGCAATTCATCGACCCAGTCAGTTGGTGAAACCCGTTTGAAATAGCGGTATAAAAGCGAATGGCGCGGCTGCTGATAACGGCCGCGCCATTCTGACCAACCCGATCACGCGAGGATCGAAGATGGCTCCCGAAATAATCAGGCGCAAAGACGCTCTCGCGCAAGGGCTGAAAAGGTATTTCACTGGCAAGTCTTGCAGGAAACGTTCGCACATAGCTCAGCGGCTATGTTCGAACGGAGAATGTCTGGCTTGTGTGAAAGCCGAAGAACCCGCGAGGTCTCGGCGGCGGTATGCTGCCAATCCAGCAAAAGTGTCGGAGCGGATAAGGCGATGGGCGAAGTCCAACCCTGAAAAGAAACTGGCTCATTCGCAGAAATGGCGCGCGGCAAATCCCGAAAAGTGGCGCGAGAGCAACCGCCGCAGCAAACAAGCGCACCAGAAGATTTACACGGATAGGCAGCGCGCCGACTACGCGCTTAATCCTGAGAAATACAGAACCGTGGAGCGCAAGCGACGCGCTCAGATGCAAGGCGGTGGCGGCACGCACACGGCGGCTGACCTCGCTGCAATTCTCAAGGCTCAAGGCCACCGCTGCGCTTACTGCCGCGCGGACCTGAAGCGAGTAACGAAACACGTCGATCACATCGTGCCGCTGAAGCGTGGCGGGTCGAATGATCGCAAAAACTTACAGTTCACATGCCGTCCCTGTAACCAATCGAAAAGCGCGCGCGATCCTGTCGTCTACGCCCGCTCTCTCGGTCTTCTTCTCTAAGCCAACCCTCTCGCTTGGAGTATCGGCACACGGCAATCGTCGTGTGCTTCGTCGTGGCCGCGAGGGCGGCGCAACCCTATGACTAGGAGTAAACCCAAATGAGTTCTCGCAGATTCACAGTCACCGCCACCACCATTGCGGACGGCAGCGGTACCGCCTATTCGCCGTATCTCTCGGGCAAAGTCGCCGCCATTTACTACACCTTGGTGGACTTCGCTGCAGGCGTGGACTTCACGATCACCTCGGAGGCGACCGGCGAAACTCTCTGGACGGAGGCCAACGTCAACGCATCAACGGTTCGCAGGCCGCGGGGTGCGACGCACACGACTGCCGGTGTGGCGAACCTCTATGCGGCAGGCGGAACGGAGGTCGGCGACCTGATCCGTCTCTCTCGCGACCGCATCAAGATCGTGATCGCCCAAGGCGGCAACGTCAAGACTGGCACGTTCAAGATCGTTATCGAGGACTGACCAATCGGAACCGGGGCGGCTTCGGTCGCTCCGGTTTTTGCTTTTGATACAGGAGGCCGCAGGTGCGCGAGACTTGGTACGTTTTGGAAAATGGGGAGAACGCCGATCCGCGTGAGGTCGCGCGCGATAAGGCAGGGGTTCTGCGCAATAAGAAGGGGGTTGCCGTGGCGATCGGCGACCACGGAAACCCTCGTACCAGTGGCGTCGAGGTCGATGAACCGAAGCCGGCGAAGTCCCGTCAGGTGAAGGCGGGCGGCGACAAGGACGATCCGAACTACAAGACGCGCTGATGAACTGGCTGACGAAAATCCTGCCATTCCGCAAGAGGCATGCCGAAGGCGCGTATCGCCCCGGCCCGTATCTTCTTTCGGATGGCTGGTTGTCGGCCACAGCTGGCAAGTTCATGAATTTTTGGCAGCTCGGTTATAACGTCCAGCCTTACGGCCAGTGCAACGCGATGGTCGAGGCGTGTGTCTCGGCCTATTCGCAGACGGTCGCGATGTGCCCCGGCGCTCATTGGCGCACCCTTTCCAACGGCGGCCGTGAACGAGTTTCGACTTCCGCGCTAACCCGCATCCTGAAGAAGCCGAACGACTATCAGTCGATTTCGGATTTCTTCCTCAACGTCACGCGGCGCCTGTACGAAAAGGGCGAGGCGTTCGCGCTTGTCATCCGCAACAACCGCTTCGAGATTTCCGAAATTCACTGGATGCGTGACGGTTGCCCGCGGCTCTCAGATGACGGATCGGTTTTCTATCATCTGTGGGGAAACGAAATTGTAGAGCAGCGGTTCGATCTTGCCGACCCTATTCCGTCGCGCGACGTTTTGCATCTCAGGCTGCACACGCCGCAACATCCGCTGAAGGGTGTAA